CAAACAGTCGCAGAAAATTCAAGTTGGAGAGATGTTGTTCCACTAGGTAATGACATTTACCTAGCAGGTTATGTCAACGCATCAACAAATACAGTTAACCGTGCTATGATTTCAAGATATACATCAAACGGAACACTTGATTGGATCAGCACATTTAGAAACTCAACAAATTTATCACTTACAGGTATTTCACTTGACGGTGTAAACGTTCTTGCTTCAGGTTGGGATGCCGCAAATTCAGTATTATTCAATATACAAAAAGATAAAACAAACGGTCTTGGTACTGTATCTTCAGGGTCATACACATTTAATACAGAAAGTTATCCTGTACCACAAAACACAAGAACAACAAAAACAATCAACGCTATCGATACTGCAAATATAGCACTTGGTAGTTCAACTGTTGGATTTACACTAAATCAATCACCATCACAGACAAGAACTGTTAGTGCAACCAGAGCAGGTTTCGCAGGTATTGGTAGAGGTGTTACATTTACGGTTAACTCATTAAACAGAAGACCAAAAGAAGGTTCGGTATTCCAGATTGAAGGAGACGACGAAACCTACTTTACAATTGGTATTGCAAATTATACAGCACCAACATTTACATATGGAAATTATCCAAACTCACAAGCAATTCTACAAGCAAACAGAACTTGGTTGCAAAAAGAAGTTATTGGTTATGTTAATCAAACATACAACGTTGGTTACACATACGACAAAGCCAAGTGTCAGCGAGACTATGGATATATTCTAGAAGGTGCGGGATACGATATTGCATTTGGTACAAACTACTGGGCGGTAACAAATGGTCTTGCTTATCAAAGAGCAAGTGCTAGTGTTGTTACAAATCAACAATCAGCGATTACAAATTCTTCATTTACTAATCTAAAAAGTTTGGTAAATCTATTAGCAGGATTACAAGCGGATACAACTTCCACAAACAGAAACAATGCTTACTTTGATGAAGTTATTGATATTTTCAACAATGGTACTGGTAGTGCAGACGCATTAACTTTCCCAATACCATCAGGTGCAAGTGTAAACATTACAAATGCACGTGATCAGTTACAGGCAAACAAAAGTTTCTTACAAGCAGAAGTGCTAGAGTATATTAACAACAATTATAATTCAGTTTACCTAGCAATGGATCAGGCTAAATGTTCAAGAGATGTTGGCTATATCGTTGATGGTTTAACACATGACATTGTTTACGGTGGTAACCTCGGTGCTAAGACAAACGCTGAAGCATATTTTGTAGGTGCGGCAAGCCAATTAGCGGCAGGCCAAGCAACTGCAACAGCGGCGGCTTACAACTTCTTAGCAGGACATATTTCAGATGTTGTGCAAGGTAATGTTATTTCTTCTCCACAACAAGTTGGTGTATCACAGGATACTGCAAGCGGTAATGCAAGTGCAACAGAAGCAACTACACTAGACGGCTTAGTACAAATTATTGAAGATGTTATTACAGCAGGCGACCTAACTGGTTTACCAGCAGACAGCACTCCAAGTGTTGCTTGGGCGACTTCAGCATTACAAACTTCAAGACAAGATATTATTAATGCTACATCATCATTGATTACACAATCAATTGCTTATGTTGATAGTTTAATTTTTGATTATGATGAAGTAACTTGTGAACGTGATGTTGGATTAATTGTTGATGCTATTGTTAACGATCTAGATAGAAACACTAACGGTGATTCAATTGATGCGGGATACAGTTATTACAGCAGTGGTAGTGCGTTAATTGCTATCACAACGCAAAAAACAGAAACACTTGCGGCAATCAATCATCTAAAAGATATTATTGGTAATGCACTAAACCAAACTGCACCAGCAACAACATACAGTTCAGAAGTACAAACTACAGGATTGCCTGGAGCAGAAGCGGCCGGTATTACACTTGCTGACACAAACATGGGTGTGCTTTACAATATTCTTAACCTAGGAAGAAGTTCAGCACCAGAAAAAACAGGTTATGGTTCTGCACAGATTTCATTGGATCCAAGTATTCCAAGTAACAAAACACCAGATGATAACACATTTGTTGTGTTCCGCGAAGCGTTTTCTCAGGTACGTATGACAGGACATGACTTCCTAGATGTTGGATCAGGTGGTTTCGCAGATACAAACTATCCGGTTATCATTCAAGATGACTACACACAACAACCTGATCAAGCAAGAGAGGTTGATGTACAAAATGGTGGTCGTGTGTTCTACGTAACCACAGACCAAGACGGTGACTTCCGAGTTGGTGATTACTTTAAAGTTGAACAGAGTACTGGTAGAGCAACATTGAGTTCGGAAGAATTCGACTTAACAGGTTTGAACGAACTACAACTTGGTTCGATTACAGCAGGTAAGCAGGGTGCTACCATTAACGAATTTAGTACAGACGGTACAATGGCTGATAATTCAGATACAGCGGTTCCAACAGAACGTGCGATTGTGACTTATGTTAGTGCCAAAATTGATGAAAGATTTGAATCATTTGGTGGAACATCACACATTGCAATTCCGGTTGGTACAACAGCAGAAAGACCGAGCCCAGCAGGAACTGGTTACTTTAGATATAACTCAGACACTGCAAGTTTAGAGGTGTATGGTGCAAGCGGTACATGGGAACCAGCAGGTTCGATTAGATGGCAAATTGCAACAGCAGACTTTACAGCCGCTAAAGGTGAAGGTTGGCTAGTTGACTCAAGTGCAGGTCCTGTTGTTGTAACATTACCGGCGGCGGCACAGATCGGTGATACAATTAGAATCATTGACAAGGCTGGAACATTTGATACCAACTCTTGTACGATAAATAGAAATGGACACAATATAATGGGATTAGCACAGAATTTAACATTAGGCGTTGAACATGCAGGTATTGGATTAGTATACGCTGATGCAACTGCTGGCTGGAAAATGATTGAGGTACTATAATGGCAGACATTAGAGATTTTACAGGTAAAGATAGAAAATTTACAGGATCCTTTACAGGTGTTCCAACTGGTTCTTCGGCAGATAGACCAGCAAGTCCTGCACTTGGATACATTAGATTTAATACCGACCTAGGATTCCTAGAGCAATATAGTGCAAACGGTTGGACGTCAATTGCGGCTCCACCACAGGTAAGCAGTGCAACACCGAGCACGGTTGATCAAGATGCTACAACACAGACTGTTGTTATCACAGGTACAAACTTTGAACAAACTGTTCTTGTGTCAGTTATTGGTAACAGTGGTGCTGAATATCCTACTTCAAGTGTAACTAGAGATAGTTCATCACAGATTACAATTACATTTACAGGTGCAAACAGACTACAACAATCAGACGAACCGTATGACGTTAGGGTTCAAAACGGTACAGGTTTAAGTAGTATCTTAGGTGATGCTATCGATGTTGAAGCACCACCGGTATTCAGTACAGCAACTAACTTAGGATCATTGTTTGAAGGACAAGCAATGAGTAACTTGAGTATTACCGACACGGTAGCGGCAACTGACCCAGACAACGCAGGTGCTGTAACATATAGATTTTCAAATGCGGCCGGCGAAGGTAGTAACTATGGTAGCGGTAGTATTGTAGGTGCTACTATTAACTCAACAACTGGACAAATTGGCGGTACTGCTCCTAGCGTAGCAAACGATAGTGTTATTAACATTACTATTTGTGCTGTTGATACAGCAGGTAAAGTTGGAAGCAAAGACTTTACATTTACTTCACGTAACAACGCGGCACCACAGTTTACAAACGTATCTAATAACCAAACATTTAACTTTAACACAATGGCTTCATTTAGCACAGACATTGATGCTAGTGATGCGGCACACGCTGTTACAATTTCAGCACCAAGTGGCGGTTTGCCAAGTGGACTAAGCATTGCTTCTAACGGTGTTGTTAGTGGTACGGTTGATTGGTCAACACTAAACGGTGCTTGGAATCAAAACTATGCAACCACTATTAGAGCAACAGATACAACACTAGGCGATTTTACAGATATTACACTTAATTTTAGACCTGCCAACAGTTACTACTATAGACAGGTTTACAGTTGGGGTTACATCATTGGTGGATATATTAACTCTAACCCATGGAGAGCATCACACAGAGTTCAGTTCTCAAACAACAGTTATACTGGCTTAGGTGATAGATGTAACAGACCGGGTGCTTACTTCTCAGGTTCACACAGTGATAACCACTTGTATGGTTATGGTATGGAGGGAATGGGAGCAAGTTCATTCGTTTGTGGATTTAACATGTTCTCTGAATCAGAATCACAAAACGGTAACCTAGGTGTTAACTACGATGACGGTGGTACAATGTCAAATCACGGTGGATATGTAGGTACTCCTGCAAACTATACAACAACAGGAAACAACACAAACACTGTTAGACATACATTCTCAAATAACAGTTACTCACAGGTACAAGGTAATAACGCTTCAAACAACTACGGTAATGCGTTTGAAGATGATACTAGAGGTTATGAGTGTTATGGAGCACAGTTCTTTAACTTCTCAAATGAAACATATTCCGGCGGTATGAGTAGACCTGGTGGTTCAAACCAAGCACACTCTAAGTCAATGAGTACAAAACAAGGATTTGCACTAGTTGAAGATGCTGGTAACTCATCAAGTAACTATACAAGATATAATTTCTCAAACAACAGTAACCAAGGTGGTTACACAAGTAAACCACAAACTTGTGGTGAAACAAACTACATGGAAGTTCAAGAATGGGGTTACGGCGGAGGTTGTTGTGGATCAAGTTGTCAAAACGGTTGGTTCTGGTACCAACACTACACAAATGGTTCTAGAAACTTCCTTGGTAATTTTGACAGAGGAATGAGTTCAGGAGACGGTGGATCAAGGATTGCATAATGTACATATTATATAGAAAATCAAGACACGATATTGACCCAAGATTTAGATTCTTAGATCAACAGTACGGCTTATGTTTAGTGGAAGTAGTCAACGAAGAATGGATTGACTGGACAGAGGGAGATCCTGTAATTGTTCCTGATGTAGTTGCGGCACGTTACAATGATTTTGGACGTCCTGAATACAAGGCATACAGAGATCAACACGGTAATGAATTTCCTACCAAGATGGGATTAGAAGGCGAAAGCACAAAAGTTAAAAGACCATATACAGAAGATGAAGCAAAAGCAAGTTTAGAGTATATGAAAATCTTTATGACTGCTCGTGTTAAGAGCATTTTTCAGGAACGTTTTGAAAAACTTCAAAAATCTAGTAATACACTAGAAACTAGCACATGGGCACAACAACGTAAAGAAGCAGAAGCAGGCGGCGGTCCGTTGTTAACTGCTATCGCTCAACAACGCAAAATTACACAAGAAACATTAATTGCCAAAGTACTTGCAAAAGCACAAGCATATGATACTGCGGTAGGCGAATTAGTAGGACAACAGCAGAAGCACATTGATGATATTAAACGCTGTGAAACTATTAGGGCCGCGGCGCATGTTGCAGATGAAAAATTTGGAATTATGCCTCATCCGGATTTTCAACCGTATAAAAACGGTGACTTTAAAATCCACATCTAATCACAATAGCACAGTATACGTTTAAATAGTGCATATATACTATTATGCACAAAGGAGTCATTGATGGCAAATAATAAGGTTGATAAAGAAAAATATTTGGATAGTTACAACACCCCCGACGATATGCGTTTTGATATGAGCGAATATGTTGATGTTCGTGTATCGTCTGATGAAGATGCTGAACTAATCAAGTATCTATCAAACGAAACAACAGCATATAGTGGTACACAGATTGAAGCATTTGTTGTAAACAGTGAAGTTACTGATCATAGAAAAATTAGACAAATTGCAATTGAAATTAGACAACGTATGGTTTCTTTGGGTGACAATAAATGGCAAATTAAAAAAGCAGAAAATAGAATTAAAAAACTTAAACGATTGATTGAGAACGAAGAAGACGATCTCGAAATTGAACTATTCGAAGAAGAAATTCAAAAAGCACGATTTGATATTGCATATACTCAGCAAAATATGTTGCAAAACGAAGTTGAAATACAAAGATTTCTAGATGTTCTTAAAAAGATTAATCCTAATGGTAAAGAAAGCACTATGCATATGCTTGAACACTACAAGGATAATTGGGAAGAAAAAGAACAAGAATATTGGTCACAACGTATGGCAAAACAAGCCATGATGGATATGATGACCATGGGTAAGATTTCCAGCGGTAATCTTGAAAGTATTATGGGTATGCCTCTTCCGATGCAAAATAAAACTATTGCACAAGCGATTGCAAATGCCGCACAAATGGAAAAAGGCATTATGGGAATTCAACACAAAGTTCGTGGATTACTTGCAGAAGCAGAAAAAGATAATCCAAACGGAGATCTACCACACTTGCTAGGACTTGATGGAGATTACGGCGGTGAAAAAACTAAAACTCAATTAAAAATCGGAGTTGACGAAAACAATGGCATTAAAGCGATTGATAATAAACCAAGTTCCTGATTACGAAATTGGGGATTGGGAGTTACGTGTCCAACGTATGAATACGTGCTATAATTGCGAACATATGGACCTTATGAATTGGGGACAAGAACGCGGTGAAGAGTATACCTATCAACGTATGGTTTGTGAAGCATGTAGTTGTGTTTGTTGGCCACTAACAAGTATAAACAAAGAGGCCGGATGTCCTTACAATAAATGGGAAGTATCAAATGCAAAGTGGCGAAGAATGCAACAAGAGCAAGAAAAAGATTTTTAGTATACCACTAAATCCAAAACTTACCACGGAACAGTTTACAAAGTTCTATGATGAAGTTGCAAAATACAAAGATTACATATACGATATCTACTTTACAAGTAGAGTACCTCCATTTGTGCAAGATGCAATGGGAGATGTTTTTGATGGAAATCAAGCAAATGATTTAATTCATAATGCTATGATATTTCAAACACAATTAGGTATTCCTCTTAGTGCTACATTTAATAACATAGAATGTCCTCCACGTGAAGATATGTTAGACATGTGGATTAAAAACTTCCGTCCGCTGTATGATGCTGGCATAAGAACTGTTACTTTACCGCATACCATATGGTTACTTAGTGGTAAAATACAAAGAGAGTATCCAGAACTTTTTATTAAAAATACTATTTTAAGAAATGTACAACGTCCAAATGAATTAGTCGAACTAGTAAAAGCAGGATTTAGTTACATTAACTTAGATAGAGATCTAATGCGTGATCGTGAACGTTTGTTAGAAATGAAACGTGCAAAAGAATACTGCATTAAAAAGTATGGCAGAGACATTAAGGTAAGTTTATTAGCCAATGAACACTGTTGGGGTAACTGTCCTGTACAAGACGAACACTTTCAATATAACAATACAAGACGCACACCCTTTGAACCAACGTATTTTATGACTCCATTAAGTCAATTTACCTGTCCTGCATGGGATAGACGTGATCCTGGGTATGAGTTAAAGAAAGCAAACTTACCACCATGGAGAGAAGACTGGGTAGAGTTTATTGACGAACTTGGCATTGATGTATTCAAGATGCACGGTCGTGAACATATTCCAAGATTGTTTGAAACAATGCAAATAATCAAAAATTTTGCTGAAGGCAAAGAATTAATGTGGGATACTTTTGACGATTATATCGATGATATGAAACTTGAAGGTACTCCAATTAATAACTGGCGCAAAAAAATTAAAACTTGTAAGTTTGACTGTTGGGACTGTAACTACTGTGAAAAAGTTGTTGTAGGAAAATCAAGACATAGATTTATTGAGCATATTAAGACCAGTTTAGAAAAAGCAGAAAAGGGCGAAAGCAAAATAAGTCCAGCAACTCTTAAAATTCCTGGCTTAACAAGCAATAAGATTAAACACTTTATGAACAATATGCTTAGTGCAAGCGATGCACGTTACGTTGAAATTGGCAGTTTTCATGGTGCAATATTTGCAAGTGCTATTGACGGAAATTATCAAAGTGCGGCTATTGCAATTGACAATTTTTCAAATCCTGAAATTGAACCAATGCGTGATATTCCAGGATGGACAGCAGAACAAGGAAATCCAAAAGATATATTAGAAAAAAATATTGCTAATCAAGGTAATATACTTGCTAAAATAGTAGACAAAGATGCGTTTACAGTTGTTGAAGAAGATTTAAACTTTAAGATTAACATGATGTTTTACGATGGTGATCATTCATACGAGTCGCATATTAAAGTATTAGATCATTATTATGATATGTTTGATCCTATCTTTGTTTATGTTGTAGATGACTGGAATTGGGGACAAGTAGAACAAGCAACACTTGAAGGCATTGCACAAAAGAATTTAAAAATAAGACATCAGCATATTATAAACACAAAAGGTGAAGATCCTGATGACTATTGGAATGGTATTGGTATCTTTGTATTAGAAAAACAAGATGGATAAAGTAATCAATAGTATCTGTATACTAGGCGGTGGTACAAGTGGTTGGCTTACTGCAAGTCATTTAACATACAACTTACCCCCACAAGTAAAAATTACACTTATAGAAAGTACCAAGATAGGTACTATTGGTGTTGGAGAAGGAACGCAACCTTTTACTACAGCATTTTTATATGAGTGTGGATTAAAGCCTGAAGATTGGATGAAAGGGTGTGACAGCACTTACAAACTTGGAGTTGAACTTGAAGGTTGGGCAGATGTACCTATATTTGTAGACAATGATACCAGCGATACCGCGGTATTAGGTAACGGTGTAATGATGCATGATTACATACTAGGTACAAAGAAAACAAAACAAGAATTTGTTGATTGGATTCCAAGTTATCAACTTGCACGTAATAATAAATCTCCAAAATTAGACGATCCAAGATTAGATTTTACATACGGACTTAACGGACAAAGTTGGGACGCAGTACATTTTAGAGCGGATAAAATTACAGAAACACTTAAACGCTCTTGTAAAGATAAACTAGAATATTATGACGACGAAGTAGTTAAAGTAAACGCCGACGATACTGGTATTACAGGATTAGAAACAAAAAACAACGGCACACTTACAGCAGACTTGTATATAGATTGTACAGGTTTTAAAAGTATGCTGTTAGAAGAAACACTACACGAGCCTTTTATAAGTTTTAAAGATACTCTTATTTGTGACAGAGCAGTTGCATTACCTAAAGAATATAATGCAAACAGACGCGAAGCAATGCACCCTTACACCAAAGCAATAACAATGGATAGTGGTTGGCGTTGGCAAATACCTACATGGAGTAGAATTGGTAATGGCTATGTTTATTCAAGTAAACACTGTACACCCGAACAAGCAGAACAACAACTACGTGATGCTATAGGTGAACACGATGCACAAGCAAATCATTTGCACATGAAAATAGGAAAACACAAAAATATTGCCGTAAAAAATGTTTATGCTGTTGGACTAAGTGCAGGATTTGTTGAGCCTTTAGAAGCAACAGGTATTACATTTACAACAAAGGCAGTACAAAATCTAACTAGAATAATATTACAAAAAAATGGAATGTATAACAATGATAGCAGAGAATATCTCAGTAGAGAATTTGAAACTATGATTGACGAAATACATAATTTTATCTTCATACACTATGATCTATGTCATAGAAACGATACCGAATTTTGGAAAGATGTGCATAGTATTAAACAACCACCTGGCGTAGAAAAAATTTATAGAATGTTTAAACCAGCACCTCCTCCTGCACTACATATGAAAGGGTACTTTGATATGTTTCATGTAGGGCAATGGTTTGAATTGTTATTCCTAATGGGATTCTATGATGATACTAATTTAGAAATAACAGATGCTGTTAAAAAGTACGGTGAATTATCCTACAATCTCTACAAAACAAAAACAGATGCACAGTTACAAGCCTTTCCTAATCATGCATTATATTTGAGAGATTGGTACAAATGATTAGTGATTGGATCGGCACGTGGAATGTAGATGATTTAAATGAATGGAGAAAGAAAATTGATTCTTTTTTCAATCATAAAGTTGAATGGCATTCTGTAATATGTTGGAAAAATGCAAAAGAAAGATTTGTGTATAAAAATCTTAATATGTTGCACCCAGACACAATACCAGATTTAACATCAAAATTTCCAGACTGTTTTTATTTTATTGTACAGTCAAAGTCTATGCTAGAATGGGGGAAAACACGTGATATTAATAAAGTTTTTCCAACTAAACAATTAATTGGTAACGTTGAAATACCTGATTTATTAATTGACAACGATGATAATCAATTAATATTTGAAATAGATGCCAACCACTTTACTACTAGAAAAACATTTAGTTTAATTAATTTAAACAATGAAGATATGTTTATTACAAAAACACAAAATGTTTTAATTGATTTTGAAAATAAAAACTTTATTAGTAATATTATAGATGGTGAACAAAAATATAATCACCATTTATTAACGGGACAATGAAATCCTTTTACCTTTGTTTTTAAAGGTACAATGCACCAACACTGTTTACACATTTGCATTTCTTTGCTATAGTGTTCGCATTTTAAACAAGTTTCAACCCTTGCTTTATGCTCTTCTTCGTTGCATAAAATATCGGCTTTTAATTTAGAAAGTTTGTTTTCGAATTTTTCGCCAAACAAGTCAGCAAACCAACTCATACTAATAAATCCAGTACAGTTTGTAATTTGTCTTTTATTGATTTGTTTTGAAGTGTATTACGTAATCCTACGTGCAAAGGTTTTGGCCAACAGTTTACATTAGTCCAAGCATACCCACTATGTTCGCCGTTTAGTGTAGGAATAAATTCGCTATCAACAATAGCAAGGTATGTATGAAAGAAAAATTTACTATCATTTGATGTAAACATTTCTAAAGGAATAACTTTTTTAATAGGTGGCGTTTTACCAACTTCTTCTGAAATTTCACGTTCTAGTGCTTTCCAAGGAGTTTCATTTCCTTCTGCCATACCTCCAACAAGACCCCATTGCCCGGCTGTCTTTGTTTTTGTACGTTCTAGGAATAAAAATCGTTTGGTATTACGTGCATAAAATAGTGCACCACTACAAACAATGTTTCGATCTTTTTTTAAAGTACTAGTCTCCATGATCCTTTTAAATATTCACCTTCATAACTTTTTAACCAAGTTCCAGCACTATTAGTATATTTGTACTGTACCCCTGTGTATGTATTAGTTATGTAGACAGGATCTTGTGCCTGACTAGAATCGGCACGTTCGTCGTTTGCACTAGCATCAAAAGTTATTTCCCAATTTGAGCCATTCCAGGTAATAATGTCATTAGCACCTGCTTGCAATACTGTTCCGTTGGCATTTTGCCAAGCATTCATATTAGCATCACTGCTATCATTTTTAAGATGCTCATGAATATCATTTAAAATTAGATATCTTGTTCCTGCTGTTAATGAATTAGTGCCAGGGTTAAATGTTAGCGGATCAATAATAGCATCTACTGTTCCTCTACTAGCAATGCTGTCGCTTAAAATTGTATTTTCGGGGACTGTATCACTATCAAAACTTAAAACTATTTGTGAATCATCTGTTGGATTTACACTTGCAGTTGCTACAATTTCACTACCGTCTTCTTTTGCTAATCTTACAGTTGATAAACCTGCTCGAAATTTACCCGGATATTGATCCAACAGTTTATACCAACTTACCGCTTCTCCGGTTCTAGTAAACTCTCCTGCTGTTGGTTCATTTACACCTTCTCCTGGAGAAAGCAATTTAGCAGTATTGTTTAGCACCAACAATCCAAAATTTCCTGGTGTAACATTAACTGTTGCAATTGGTACTGCGGCATCTATAATTCCGTCGCTAATACTTCCTGTTTCATCAAATACACTCATCACAATTTTTTCAATTACTCCCAACTGCTTAATCTTAGCAGGTGGAGTTAACCATATAGGCATTGTAAACGTAAGTTCGCCGATATCAATTTCTGTATCAACACCCTGAGGAATAGTTCTTGTGCTAAAGTTAACATTTGCTAATTCGATTAAACTTAAACTAGTCCAATCAATATAGTTTGCTGTACTTTGTATTTCTAAACTAGGATTGAATAGTACAAGCATCTGTTCCATTAATTGTAATTTTTGATCTGTATTTGTTGACCAAACATCACATTTCATTTGCAAATTAAATGGTACAGGCATTAACCTTTCTACGGTATAGCCAGGTCCTTGTCCATCGGTATATTGCTGTGTTGTTTCGTCAAAATCTCTTTCACGTAAATGAATCTTTGAAACGTGTGTTGGATTTTGTACTCTATCTCTAGCGTAATCTAATCCTGTAATATAACAACTCACCCTTGGAGCACTAATAACTTTGTTTTCTGAATTGTCTCTAATGATATGTGCAACTTGACGTGTTAGATTACCATAGGTTGCTGGAACTTTTCGTAGTGTTCCTGCACTATCCTTGTAACTAAAGTTACTCATAACACGAATAAACTGTGTTACAAATCTTCTAATCTGTCCATCATAAAAATGTTGCATTACTGTTTAACCTTTGTATTCTTATCGTTGTAACGTCTTGGATTATTATGTGCTGGAGCATAATAAGTTTTACCTTTTTTTGTAATCTTCTTTAGTCCTACAACTTTTTCTGTTCCGTCTATTGGTATACCCCAAAACTCACGCAGTCTCATTAATTATCCGCCTTAGGTTTAAGTGCCTGTGACAATGATTGCTTTTCATTAACCGTTTTGCCACCAATTGTGTTAGTATTGGTGTTATTAACAAACGTTCCAACTTGACTTTTAGCATTGTCGCTTGTTGCAGGTTCAACCCTTAAATTATCTTCAAATTTAACCCAACGTTTTCCGTTATATCTAAACAATCTGTTAGGAAAATAATCTGTTCTCAAATAAAATTCTCCTTCTGTAGCACTTTGAGGGAATTGAGCACCAAACCCGTATGGCGCACCGTTTGGTGGAACACCATCGTCTGTAAGATAGCCAACATAAAAGTTTTGTGTTGGGGTTTTTAATGTAGGTCTACTTGAACCATCATCATTAATAGCAACATTTCCTTCTGCATCAGTTGGAACAACAAAGTATTGTTTAGTTTCATATCCTGCTTTTACAGGAGTATTAGCATCGCCTGTGATATCTTCGTTTGCTTGATTAAGAATTGCTTGATTAATTTGCATTTCTTTTTCGTATGTACTAAGAACATCTCTAACAGTGCTACCTGTTCCTTCGCCTGAATCCTTATCAAATATTTCTTTAAATTCTTGGCTGTCCATAATTGGTTTACACTTACATCTATATAAGTGTGGGTACCAAGTTTGTGAAAATCCTTCTGCACTTCTGTTTACGTCTTCGATTACATAATAGCGTTTTAATGCCACCTTGAAATCATTAAGTGCGTATTCGTCTTTTAGATGTGGAAGTTCTAAAACATCACCACTCATTAGTTTTCTTCCCAATGCTTCTACACTGGAATTAATATGGAAAGTAACAAATATGGTATCATTCTGTAAAAACATACCAAATTGACTTAGATCAAAATCCAAGTCCTGTACGTTGTAAATTCCTCTAATTACATACACATCATCGGAATACTTTCTATCCCTGTTTTCTAAAAACAGCAGATCCTGTATTTTTGTCTCTGGTATGTCATTTGTACCATAGGGTTGGCTAGGAGTGCTTTTATCCACTCCTGGGTCAACTGGCCCTAGGTATTTGTGTATGAATATGTCAGTACCGCCGACCTGAAATGCTTCATTAACATTCTTGTCAATAAAGCGATAATCAGCGGATTTCTCTGGTTTATATAAACTTAATCTTGGCATCGTAATAGTATTTATTGAATAAATATGTTTAACAAAGGAAACTTATATGAGTGATCTAGACAACAAAAAGCAACAAATTTTTAACTATGTCCGCACTATGCTAGGTGATGGCATGATTGATGTCGAACTTGATCCAAATCATTACGAAGTAGCACTTGAAAAAGCATTGGGCAAATACAGACAACGTGCTGAAAATGCCGTAGAAGAAAGTTATGCTATACTACAATTACAGGAAGATACCAATGATTACATTCTTCCAAACGAAGTAATGGAAGTTAGAGAACTGTTTAGACGTTCAATTGGATCTAGATCAGGTGGCGGAGATGGTGGTACATTATTTGAACCGTTCAACTTGGCATACACAAATACATATCTTTTAAGTTCAACACAAATGGGCGGACTTTCAACTTACTATGCTTTTGCTGGATATCAGGAACTAGTAGGTAAAATGTTTGGTAGTTTTATTAACTTTAAATTTGAGCCTGTTACTAAAAAACTAACCATTATGCAACGTCCTAGAAGTGATGAACAAATTCTTATGCAAATTTATAATCAACGCCCGGACTTTAATTTACTATCCGATCCATATGCAGGACAGTGGTTAAAAGATTATACACTAGCGGTAAGCAAATACATGCTAGGCGAAGCAAGAGGTAAGTTTGCTACAATTTCAACACCTCAGGGCGGAACTTCACTAAATGGTGATGCACTTAAAGCAGATGCCACAGCCGAAATGGAGAAACTGGAAATGGAATTGTCGAATTACGTAGATGGATCTAAACCATTATCTTTCGTAATTGGCTAAAAACCTCTTGACTTTCCACATTAATGACTATACAATTTAAGGATACTTTTTCGAAAGGATCTTTTATGATAATTGGTATTTGTGGGTTAATTGGTTCAGGTAAAGGAACCGTGGCAGACTTCTTGGTAGAGCAAAGAGGCTTTACAAAAATATCATTTGCAGATAAACTTAAGGACGGTGTTGCCAGTGTATTCGGTTGGGATCGAGAAATGCTAGAAGGCAATACAGATGACTCACGTGCTTGGCGTGAAAAAGTGGATCCTTACTGGAGTACAGAACTTGGTAAACCTGTAACTCCTAGACTAGTACTACAACTGTTTGGTACAGATTGTATGCGTAATGGCTTCTATGATGGTATATGGGTAAGCCTGGTAAAACAGCAATTACTTGCACATCCTGAAACAGACTTTGTTATTCCTGATGTTCGTTTTGAAAACGAAGCAGAAATGATACGTTCTATTGGTGGTAAACTATGGCGTGTTAAACGTGGCCAAGAACCTGAATGGTGGGAAACAGCACAAACAGAAATGCGTCAAAAAGCCGCTCAAAAAGAATCAAAAGGTATTGTTGTATCACGTAAAATGGAGGACAAATATCCCCAAGTACACGTATCAGAATGGGCATGGGCAAACGTGGACTTTGATGCTGTTATTGAGAACGACAGTAGTGTTGAGTTTCTTAAAAATCGGGTGTTAAGTCACCTTGTTTCCAAGTAAATCCTTCTTTGTGTAGTATGCGTTGACAGTTAGCACAAACTGTTTTAAGATTGCTATGCCTACAGTTTGTTAATTTTCCGTCTATATGATATACTGCAAACTGTTCTGTGTGTTTGCTTGTAAACCCACACTTATCACACTTGTCCTTTTGTCGGTAACCAATTTGATACCATAGTGGTATGCTTGGTGTTCTACCTCTAGCACACTGTTCACACTTAGATCTGTAATAGGTTGTACGACCCTTTTTGTAGTTTACTGCACAGGGTCTAGATTTGCACGTTTTACATAATGGTCTGCTCATAATTGTATTTACCCGCCCTTTTCCCTACCTTTTTCGCTGTATATAATACCGCATTTTTGGTTATCGTGGCTAAATATGTTTAAGAACTTAAAAAAGGAGTAACAAGATGGCACTTACATCACCAGGAGTAGAAGTTAGCGTAATTGACGAAAGTTTTTATACGCCAGCCGCGGCATCTACAGTTCCACTAATTATTGTAGCGACTGCCGCTAACAAGCCAAATGGCGCAGGTACAGGAACAGCACAAGGAACGCTTCAAGCGAATGCTGGTACACCTTACCTTATTACATCACAAAGAGAATTAACAGAAACGTTTGGTACACCAACGTTCTACACAGATTCATCTAATAACCCATTGCATGGTAACGAACTTAATGAATACGGATTACAATCTGCTTATTCATTTTTAGGCGTTGCTAACAGAGCATACGTTGTTAGAGCAGATGCCGATCTAGGAGAACTAGTAGGCAATTCAAGTGCACCTGCAGGTTCACCCGCAGACGGCACTTATTGGTTAGATTCAAATGATTCATTATTTGGTATTTTTGAATGGAACAGAACAACACAAAAATTTACTAACAAGGTTCCTTTAGTTCTTAACTCGGTTACTCAACTTGTTGGTGATGTTGCTAGTGGTGATCCAAAAGCAAGCGTAGGTGCAAAAGGTGATTACGCTGTTGTAACTGCTAGAACTTCAAATGATGCTTATTACAAAAATGCTGACAACCAATGGGTTAAAGTAGGTTCAACTACAAGTTCAAACATTGCGGCGGCAACTGGTTCACAATCAACATTTACTTCAGATAGTTGGAGTTCAAGTTGGCCAGCAATCGTTGGTACAGTATCTAATCCAACTTTAAACAATGGACAAGGTTTAATAATCAACGGAACAAGTGTTACACTTTCAGGCACAACAAACAGTGCGTTAGCACAAGCAATTAACGGTGCGGCAATCACTGGTGTTGGTGCAAAAGTTACATCAACAGGTGTGCTAGAAATTTACACTGACGGAACTTCAAGTTCAGATGGCACTACAGACGACGGTGCTATTATTATTGAAGATTTAGGTGGCGGAACACTTAAAGCAGATGCAGGTATTACTGCAACTTATTATCCTTCACCAGCAACACAAATTTCAAGACACTCAAGTGTTCCAACTTGGAAATCAACTGACACAGTTACAGTTGCAGGAACAGCAAGAAGTGGCATTAGACCAAGTGGTAGTGTTTGGTTCAAAACAACTACACCAAACCTCGGTGCTAATCTAAAACTTCAAGTATGGAACAACAGTTTAGGCGTTTGGTCAACAGTTAGTTCACCAATCTACGGCACTAGAGAAGAAGCAGTAAAAGAAATTGATTCAACTGGCGGAACATTAATTCCAGCAGGTACTGTATTTGCTAATGCAAACTACACTGGTAGATCAACAACAAACGATTCAACAACTGGAGTTGAGAAACTTGTTAACTTTAAATTATACAGAAGAGTTACAAGTTCACCAACTACTGTTACTGGTACAGAACAGGGTGCTAACCCAACTGTAACAGCAAACCCAGGTTATAACACAATGTCTATTGCAGAAACAGTAGCAGGTTCGAGTGTATTCTCAACTGCAAAAACTGTTACTGTAAGTGGAACAACTGTTGAAGATATTGCAAGTGCAATTTCAGCGGCAGGGTTTACTAACATCTCAGCAAGCGTATCAAATGGTTACTTAACTATTAGTCATGCACTTGGTGGTGAAATTAAAATTACAGATGCTAACGGAATTTTAGCAACAGCAGGATTTACAACTTGGTCAAGATCAAACGCTGGCGTAGAATCAGGAACACAAAACTACTATGCCGCAGGTTCTGACAATGATCACGGTATTGTAATTTCAAACTGGAAACCACTTGTTTATGAAGCAAGCGATAATGCTCCTACAGCAGTACCAGTAGATGGTACATTATGGTACGACACAACTTTAGATGCTGTCGACATTATGGTACACGATGGTTCTAAGTGGGTAGGTTACTTAAACTATGGTCCAACAGCAGGTGCAACCGATCCTGCAGGTCCAATTGTTTCAGCAACTGCTCCAGCGAAGACAGGCGGACAATCAGATGGTACTGATCTAGTAGAAGGTGACATTTGGGTTTCAACTGCTAACGTTGATGAGTACGGTGCAAAAATTTATCGTTGGGACAACAACGCAACTGAATGGGTTGCAATTGATGTTACAGATCAAACAACTGAAGACGGTATCTTATTTGCAGATGCACGTTATGGTGCTTCAGGCGCAACAGGTGATACAGCGGCAACTATTAAAGACTTGCTAAGTTCAAACTATGTTGATCCAGATGCTCCAGATCCAGCATTATATCCAAGAGGTATGTTGCTATGGAATACAAGACGTTCAGGATTTAACGTTAAGAAATTTGTAGCAGGACACATTGACATTACTGCTAACAGTGGTAAAAACACACGTTACCTTAATGAGTCAATGGCAAGTTACAAAACTAACCGTTGGATTGGTTGGAACACAACTAAAGAAGATGGTTCAGGATTATTTGGTAGAAAGGCACAGCGTCAAACAGTTGTTGCGGCCCTACAAAGTGCAGTAGACACTAATGATTTATTACGTGATGAAGAAACACGTAACTTTACATTGTTAAGTGCTCCTGGATATCCAGAACTAACAAACAATTTAATTAATCTAAACGTTGATAGAGGCTTAACAGGATTTGTTGTTGCTGATACTCCATTTAGATTACAGCCAACTGCAACTGCTTTACAAAATTGGGGCAATAACACAGCAAGTGCTTCAGGAGACGGTGAAGAAGGTGCTGTAAGTTATGACGAATACATGGCAATGTTTTATCCATCAGGATTAACAACTGACGTAAGCGGAAACAATATTGTTGTTCCACCAAGTCACATGATGTTGAGAACTATTGCAATAAGTGATGCGGTATCGTTCCCATGGTTTGCACCGGCAGGTACAAGACGTGGTGGAATTACTAATGCATCAAGTGTTGGGTACATTGACAGCGAAGGCGAATTTAATGCTATTGCATTAAACGATGGCATCAGAGACACGATGGCTGGTGTTAAAATTAACCCATTAACATTTATCACAGGAAGTGGACTTGTTAACTTTGGTCAATATACTAGAGCAAGAAATGCTAGTTCATTAGACAGAATTAACGTTGCAAGATTAGTTGCATACTTAAGACGTCAAATGACATTGCTTGCTAAACCATTTATGTTTGAACCAAATGATAAAATCACACGTGATGAAATCAAACAAGCAACTGAGAGTTTATTACTTGAACTTGTAGGTCAGAGAGCATTGTATGACTTCTTAGTTGTGTGTGATGAGACAAACAATACACCTTCAAGAATTGATCGAAACGAACTATACGTAGATGTAGCGATTGAGCCAGTAAAAGCAGTGGAATTTATTTACATTCCATTACGTTTAAAGAACACAGGTGAAATTGCAACTTTGGGCAATTCATAATGGTGATAAATAACTATATACAAGGAGCAAATTAGATGGCTATTTCAAGTTTAAGCAAATTTACAGTTCCGTTGGCGAGTGACCAGTCAGCAAGTTCACAAGGCTTGTTGATGCCGAAACTAAAGTATCGCTTCCGTGTTACTTTAGAAAATTTTGGTGCTGGTGCTCCTAACATTGAACTAACAAAACAAATTATCGATGTAACGAGACCAAACGTAAACTTTGAGTCAATTGCACTAGATGTGTACAACTCAAAAGTTTACTATGCTGGTAAGCACACATGGCAACCGATTACAATCACAGTACGTGATGACGTAAACAATGCTGTGAGCAAATCAGCGGGTCAACAGTTACAGAAACAGTTCGACTTCTTTGAACAATCAAGTGCGGCATCTGGAATTGATTACAAATTCAAAACTAGAATCGAAATCCTAGATGGTGGTAACGGTGCAAATGCACCAGGAGTGCTTGAAACTTTTGAATTGGTTGGTTGTTTTGTACAAGACATCAACTACAATCAGTTAACATACAGTGATTCAAATCCAGTTGACATCACAATGTCAATACAGTATGATAACGCTATCCAAACAAATGGTGCAGGACAACCAAATGGTATTGGTACAGCGATTGGTAGAACAATTAGAACGTTAGCAACAGGCTAATATTTTATTACATAGTCATCTATAAGGTCGGTGACGTTAAAAATCACCGACCTTTTTTTGCGACTAAATAATAGTATGGCAAACGGACTTACAAAATTTCTCGGTAGTATTGGAAACGGCATACTCGGCGGCAACGGCGATATGCGTGATCATGCCCATGCGGCAAGATTGTTTACTGACGACTTTATGGCGTTAGCACCGAAGGTTGAATTCTTATATCATGTATTTTTTGATATTAATCCGATAGCAGTAAGATCTCCAGGAAACTTTGGATGGTCAAAAACAGAACCTAGGATTGAAGCAGGCATGTTAGTTAAACAATGTCAAGTACCTGGAGTGCAAATTAATACAGAAACTAAAAATCAATACGGTAAAAAAACAAACATTCAAACGCAAGTTCAATATCAACCTGTACAGATAACTTTCCACGATGATCACTCAAATTTAATAAGTGGTATGTGGCAACAATATTTTAAAAACTACTATGCAGATTCTAATTATCCAGACGAGTTAGCACAGCAACCTACATATTCAGCCGTTGATAATGTTTGTCGTCCTAATCAAGCAAATAAGATGTCGGCATATCAGTTTGGATATCACAGTTGGATATCTGTGCAATTTTTTAATCGTATTTCAATATATCAATTGAGTCAACATAGATTCTATGAATATACTTTAATTAACCCTATGATTTCAAGTTGGCAAGGTCCGAATCTTAATAGTGCAAGTAGTCAACCTACTGAAAATACAATGCAAATAATATACGAAGGTATAAAATATGCAGAAGGAAGAGTAGAAGTTGGTAAGCCTGATGGATTTGCACAACTACATTACGATACAACACCGTCACCGTTATCATTATTGGGAGGTGGTACAGCATCATTGTTTGGTAACACTGGTGTTATAGCAGGAGGCTTGGATGTGTTCGGTGATATTGCTAGTGGTGATTTTACATCTAGTCCCGGAGCATTTCTTGGAACTCTAATTAAGGGTGCTAATGTACTTAAAAATGCAGACAGGCTAACTAAAGAAGGTGTACGAAACGAAGCATTTCAAATTGGACAAAAGGCAGTAACACAAACAATAAATCAACAAATTAGAATTCCTGCATCAGATCAGCAAAAAGGATCTCTTACAACACCTACACTTTCTTGGCAGGACGTTAAAGAATTTGGAAGAGTTATAATAAATCCTAAAAATGATAAATTAGTCACAACAAGGATCGACGAAACAAGTTACTCTTATAATGAAAATGATGGCACAAATGCTGGGGAACGCAAATAATCATGCAAACATATTCAAATTTACCAATCGACGATCAAATTAAAAAAAATGATAGTGCGATAGATACAAAAAGATTTTTTGAAAATTATAATAAACAAGAACTTCAATTTCAAGCAAGTGAAAGCGATGCTGTTATTGCATTTTTCACAAAACGTGGAATGGAAGAAAGTGCCGCTAAAAGTGTTGCATTTATTTTTTTAAGACAATGTAAAATCGATGGGGTAAATCCTTTTGAATTAATATCAAAATTAAAAAATTTAGAAGGACAAGGAAACACACTTGATAATGTTATCGGTGAAGTATTAAATGTTAATAGAATTAAAACATCAGCACTTGGTTCAAAAGTAGACCCTGCTGTAACTAATCCTGCCAAGAGGAACATCGTTGCATAATGGCTCGCTTAGGAAACTTTGCCCGTGGCAAATTTGAACTAAAAAATCCTGACAAGTACATAGGAACTAAAACTCCTTTGTATCGTTCAAGTTGGGAATGGCACTTTATGAAAATGTGCGATGAACATCCTGCTGTTGCAAAGTGGGCAAGTGAAAGCATAAAAATTCCTTATAGAAATCCCCTAGACGGAAAGTATACCATATATGTTCCTGACTTTTTTATCGTGTATGCAAACAAGTCTGGAAAGACACGTGCTGAGATAATCGAAATCAAACCAGAAAATCATACAGTTAAAGAAAACGTTGGCAATAGTGCATACAATCAAGCCAACTATATTAAAAACAAAGCAAAGTGGGAAGCGGCCGCGGCATACTGTAAACAAAACGGTATTCAGTTTAGGGTTATAACTGAAAAAGATTTATTCCACCAAGGCAAGAGAAGATAAGTATTATTATGACAAAGAAGTTAGAAGAATTGCTAGATTTACCAGAAATTAAAGACACCATGGAGCAGGTTGAAAAACCAGAGCCTTCAAAGGAAATCAAAAAGGAAACAGTCAACCTTGAGCGATCAATAGCAGAATTTGATAAAATATCTGCCGCTTTACCTATGGTAAAAGGTCTTGGAGAATTAGCAGACAAAGAACTGGACGAACTAGCAGAAAAAGCAAAACAAAGTTATGAAGATCTAATGGACTTGGGCATGAACGTAGAATCACGTTATGCGGGCAGGGTATTTGAAACAGCAAGCAATATGCTTAAAAACGCCATCGAAGCAAAGAGCCAAAAGTTGGATAAAAAACTAAAAATGGTTGAATTACAACTTAAAAAGCAAAATTTGGATCAAAAAGCGGGTGATCAAGCGGATACTATTGACGCAGAAGGCTATGTTGTAATGGATCGCAATGCCATTTTAGAGAAGATATTAAACAAGGATCAAGATAAATAAACGTAGTTAAAGGAGAATACCAATGGCAGGCACATTTAAAAAATACCTAGCAGAAGCCGCAAAACAGTATGATTTTATCATTAAAGTTGCTGGCGGTTTAGATGAAAATTTTGAAGATAGTTTAGAAGTTGCATTAAAGAAATTTGATGTTGCAAATTTATCTGCAGGTAAGAAAACTCCAATTCAAAATGTTCCTTTAGATTTTCCTGATTTAACAAATACAGAAGTAACAGTTTTCGAAACTACATTAAACTATCCAACAACACAACAAGAATTACGTGCATACCTAAGTGATGTATTAAACACACAAATGGACTTTATTCGTGTGCGTAAACCAGGTGAGCCATATGAAGAATATCAAAAGGACACCGAAGACAAACCATATGAATCAAAACTAATGGATGGTGAGTACAAAGATGGTGATGCAGTAAACAAAGATGAATTAGTTGTTACTGAAAAAGGTAAAGAAACATTTTTACAACAACTAGCAAAAGAACAAAAAGAACGTAATCAGGGAGCAGAATAATGTCATATGAAATGGTAGACGTACTAAAACGTTTAAGAGAAATTAACGAAAAAAATCCTGAAGTTCATTCAGACGCATTGGAAAACGTCGAAAAGATGACAACACCAGTTGAAGAAGCAAAAAAAGCAAAACCTGATTTTCTTGATGTAGATAAAGACGGTGACAAAAAAGAGCCGATGAAAAAAGCAGTCAAGGACAAAGAAAAGAAAAAGGTAGATGAGGCTATTACTATTAGTGCTGACTCTCCAGAAGATTTACCAGTTATTGCACAAATCATGAAACTTGCAGGCATGAAGGCTGTTACACCAGACATGATGCCTGATATGGATAATGTTCCTACAATGAAGGCTGATGATAATATTAACGGTTCACCATGTGGTGGTCCACAGTATGATAATTCACCTGATGAGCAATACAAAGGTGTTGAAGATGTAACTACACAAGCAGGTTACGATGGAGTTAATGGTCCAAAGGCACCACAAGATTTACGTGTTAAAGATCCAAGTGATTATGCAAACTATGAACAACGTCTTGCACAATTAGCAGGAATTGAAAATGAAGAAGTTGAGGACGAAGTAACAGATCAAGAAACAGAAGAAGGTTACGCTAACTCAATGGGTAATGAAAAAGAAGATCCAACTTACAAAGGATATGATCCAGACTATGCAGACCATACAGAAGATGGTAAGCCGAAGGTTCGTTATGTTCCAGGTGGTAGTGGAGATAATCCATTAGAAGGTATTGAACAACACTTAATGAATGCATATCAAGAATTTATGTCAGAAAGAGAACTTTCTAAGGCAGAAGAAAAAACAAAAGAAAAATATGTTAAAGGTATGAAAAAAGCCAAAGGCGATTTTAAAAAGAGATATGGTGATGATGCAGAAGCAGTAATGTACGCAACTGCAACTAAGATGGCTAAAAAATAATTAAAATTCCTAACTACCTTAGGATTTTTGCCCCGTATAAAAGCGGGGCTTTTTTTTGACTGAACTTTCAATAAATATTTTTATGAGGACGGAATATACCGACGCCTTCTATCGAATCGTGTGTGAGACGAAAGAAAAATACGGTTATGAATTACCCGTTGAACTTGAGTCTTACATCGTCTTTCTTTTGGCTAGCCATTTAGATAAACCAGATTTTTTGCCACAAGAAACTTTTGCACAAGCATATCTTAAATTAGAACGTCCATACACACAGAATGCCAAACAACTAGGTGATACGTGCTTGTTTGTTACAGGTGTATTTCCAACATACGGTGCTAAAAAAGGTTTAAACATTAAGTACTACTCAAACATAGGTAAAAGCAGTTATTCAATGGCTAGTGAATATTTAAATATTGACTTATTTGATAATTTAAGCAAGCATTTTGATATACTACGAGAGTTCATAGATATAAGCATCAATAAACAAAATAGACACCCTATTTTAAGATAAGTAATAGTATGGCACAAAATGCAAAGAGCCTTGACGGTGTTCTCGTTAAAAAAGCACATGCAAGGACTAGATATACAGAAAAAGAAATTAAAGAACTAGAAGCCTGTGCTCATCCAGATACAGGTGCTATGTTCTTTATGAAAAATTTCTTTTACATACAGCATCCTGTAAAAGGTAAACTGTTATTCCAACCTTTTGAATTCCAAGAAAGGTTAGTTGATTCATACCATAGTTATAGATTCAATATTAACATGCTACCAAGACAAACAGGTAAGTCTACTACAGCCGCTGGATATCTACTGTGGTACGCAATGTTTAATCCTGATGTGACAATATTAATTGCGGCACACAAATATCAAGGTGCACAAGAAATTATGCACCGTATTCGTTATGCTTATGAAGACTGTCCAGATCATATAAGATGTGGTGTAACCTCATATAACAAAGGGTCAATGGAATTTGATAACGGCTCGCGAATAGTTTCACAAACAACAACAGACAACACAGGACGAGGTATGAGTATTTCGTTACTATACTGTGATGAGTTTGCATTCGTTAATCCTAACATTGCCAAAGAATTCTGGACTGCAATTTCTCCAACACTAGCAACAGGTGGTAAGGCAATTATTACTTCAACGCCTAACAGTGATGAAGATCAATTTGCACTTATCTGGACAGAAGCAATGAAACGCTTTGACGAACATGGCAACGATACCGAAGTTGGTATAAATGGTTTCTATGCTTTCTCTGCACACTGGAGTGAACACCCAGATAGAGATGAGAAATGGGCAGACGAAGAAAAATCAAGAATCGGTGAAGAACGTTTTAGACGTGAACACGAATGTGAATTTTTGATCTTTGATGAAACATTGATCAACAGTGTAAAACTTGCTGAGTTAGAGGGCATAGATCCTCTCAGAAAGTTCGGCCAGACACGTTGGTATAAAGATATTAATCCTAATTTCACATATGTTGTAAGTTTAGATCCTAGTTTAGGTACTGGCGGTGACTATGCGGCCATACAGGTATTTGAACTTCCGAGTTTTGAACAAGTAGCAGAATGGCAACATAACAATACTCCTATTCAAGGACAGGTAAGAATACTTGCAGATATTACCAAAACAATTATGGAAGATTGTCAAGGTAAAAGCACAAAACTTCCACAAGTATATTACAGTGTTGAAAACAATACTATAGGTGAAGCCGCATTGGTTAGCATTAACGAATATGGCGAAGAAAATATATACGGAATGTTTTTAAGCGAGCCTGCACGTAAAGGACACGTTCGTAAATTCCGCAAAGGATTTAACACAACACATAAAACTAAAATCAGTGCGTGTGCTAAATTTAAACAACTATTAGAAACAGGACAACTAAAGATCAAAAGCAAACCACTTATAAGTGAACTAAAAGCATTTGTTGCACACGGTACAACATTTGGTGCTAAAACAGGAGAGCATGACGATCTTGTTATGAGTACATTGCTTAATGTGCGTATGCAAAAGATACTTGCTGACTGGGATCCTGCAATATACGAGAAAATGCGTGATGCAGACGTCGAAGATGGGGTGCTTCCAATGCCGGTCTTTGTTTCTTTTATGTAAGCATAAATAACAATATGAACGGATTAGACAATATATCAAAGTCATTATTTGAAAAAATACGCGGACGTTTTCCTAAAATTGTGATGGGAGACGAGAGTGGTGCTCCAACATCAAACGAAAGCCAAGCAAGATTCTTTGATTTTGACTGGGTAGTAAACGGTGAAAATCAAGGTGCTGTTAGCATAAGTATTAATGAGCAAGACGCTCTTAAGGTGTATTACAGTCAAAACATGCTTGAAAATTTGCCAGAGCCTGTTGAAAACGAATGGTATGCCTTTTTAAAAGAGATGAGATTTTTTGCTAAAAAGCATATGATGTCGTTTGATACACGTGATATAGCAAAGTCTAATCTAGATAAAAGAGATTATCAATACTTGGCAAATAAACAAGTTCAGGAGTCAACAATGTACGGAACAACTAAATCTAGTTATGAGGAACTAGACAAAACAAAACTTATTATTAGACACAAAAAAGAAATTACACCAGAGCAAGTTGGTGCTAGAACAAGACATATTAGTTCACTGTTTATTGAAAACGAATCAGGCGAGCGTTTTAAATATCCTTATGCTCATTTAGCAGGTGCCAGAGCAATGGCACGTCACGTTGCTAACGGTGGTCTTCCTCATGACGACTTTGGTAAACACATTATTGAAACTTCTGGAAACATTGCAAAACTTACTGCGTTTAAGAGATACGTAGGTAAGAAAGACTTCATGAACACAACTTCAAATGACATTATTGAAGGCTCTAACATTGAACTTGAGAACTTAAGAAATCATATTAAGAAGTTGCAAGGACAACAATACTACTTAGACACAAAAGAAAATTATAGCGTTACAGAGAGTGGTGACTCTGAATTAGGAAAAGACGTTGTAGACGAACTTACTAATGCATTTACTATTCCACAATTTAACGAAGAATTAAAAGACATGTTCCCTTTGCTACACAGCATTTACAAAAAACGCATTGCTGAAACAACATTAAATCTAGATGATGTTGTAAGCGAGTCACATGACGATGAAGAACACGAAACTGAATTTGAATTTACAGGCGACGATGGCGAAACAGGTATGGGATATCTTTACTACAAAGTAGTTAACGGAAAAGTAGATCCTAACTCATTAAGAGGTGAAGCAGAAGGTGACGGCAACAATAAACTAGATAACGAACTAGCAACTGCTGTTGTTCAACCAGATGGTCCAGACCACGAATACGCAATAGATGCCGCACAAGACGATTACGATGATAAAATGAGTCAAAAAGAAATCCATTCACCAGAAGAAGAATTCGAAGACTGGGCAGACTCTGTTATTGACGAAACCTTAGACAAACAACGTATTGCTTTACTAAACAAATTAGTAGGTAAGAATTTTCCAGTAGGTCCTGATGCTACCAACGCAATTGAAAGCCTTAAAGGTATAATTGACGATCAGGAACTTATGGACGAACTAAAAAGTCTAGCAGACAGTGATGCTGATGCATGTGCTAGACCTTCCATTTACAGATACATTCAAAAGAATGATCCTGAAGCATTAGATAAAATAAACTTCGGTGATATGAAAATGGAAGACGATACAACTGATGTTACTATTGACAAAGACGGTGCTATGAAATTAGCAGGCCCGAAAGACGAAGAGCCTAAAGATGAAAAAGCATCAACAGAAGATATTATCGAGTTTGTCCGCTCATTCTATGATAAAGAAACTGGAGCGTTTCCAAAAGGTGAAACAGGCGTAGTTATTTCCGCTCGTAAGCGTTTTGGCGATTCCGTAGGGGATCTAGTCGAAAAATTTGTATCCAAACTAACAGGTAAGGAAGTACAAGTTGAAGACGATCAAGATGTAGAAGAAGGTAGCATTAAGTATATGCACAGTCTTAAAGCCAAAGGTCACAGCGATGAAGAAATAGCCAAAGAACTAAACATGTCCGCTGATGAAGTACGTAAGGCTATGAGCAAGACTGACGAAGGCCAAGAGGAAAAAGACAACAAAGGTTTCTCAGATAAAGAAATCAAAATGGCATTCGGTGTACTAAATGATCCTAGATACAAGGGCGGTAACTATTCTGGAGCAGTTGCTACAATCGAAAAGATTGCTAAAGGATTGTCCAAACACCCTAGTGTAGAAAAAGCGTTAATGAGAACAAACGAAGAATTAGACTACATCAAAGACAAATTGGCAAAATTACTTAAATAAATTCAGAAATTTTAGTTGACCTTTAGAGGAAAACTAAATATAATAGTAGATATGTTGTTAGAAACTATCTACAACAGGCACATAAAGGCAAAACATAGGAGGCTTAAATTATGGCAACATTAGCAGAAATTCGTGCAAAATTACGCGAACAAGAAAACAAAACGGGTGGCAACACTCAATCAAGCGGCGGCGATAACGCAATTTACCCACATTGGAATATGGCAGAAGGAACTGAAGCAGTGCTTCGATTCTTGCCAGACTCTGATCCAAATGCAACTTTCTTTTGGAAAGAGCGTTTAATGATCAAACTTCCTTTTGCGGGAATCAAAGGACAAACTGATTCACGTCCAGTGACAGTTAACGTTCCATGTATGGAAATGTATGGAGAATCATGCCCTGTACTACAAGAAGTACGTGGTTGGTTTAAAGATCCAGCACTAGAAGACCAAGGTCGTAAGTACTGGAAAAAACGTTCATATATTTTCCAAGGCTTTGTAGTTGAAAGTCCAATTAGTGAAGATTCAACTCCAGAGAATCCAATTAGACGTTTTATTATTGGTCCACAAATTTTCCAAATCATTAAAGGTGCTTTGATGGATCCTGAAATGGAAGAACTTCCTACAGACTTTGTAAGAGGTGTTGACTTCCGTATTAAGAAAACATCTAAAGGTGGATATGCAGACTATTCAACTTCACAGTGGTCACGTAGAGAGCGTGCTTTAACTGATGAAGAGAAAGCGGCAATCGATGCACACGGAATGTATAACTTAAACGACTTTTTACCTAAGAAACCTTCGGACGTTGAAGTTAAAGTTATCCAAGAAATGTTTGAAGCATCTGTTAATGGTGAAGCATATGATCCAGAGCGTTTTGGTCAGTACTTTCGTGCTCCAGGCATGAGTGCTCCAACTGGTGATCCGAACAAGAGTGCATCAGCACCAGCGGCAACACCTGCTCCTACTCCAGCACCTGAACCAGTAGCAGAAACTGTAGCACAACCTGCTCCAGCGGCAACTACTGCAAGTGCAAGTGAAGATAAACCAAGTAGCGAACGTGCTAATGATATTTTAGCAATGATCCGCAACCGTCAATCTTAATAAGGAGTAATCATGGCGAAACCATTCGACGTTAGTAAATTTCGTAAGAATCTTACCAAGAGCATTACAGGCCTAGGTGTAGGTTTTAACGATCCTACTGACTGGGTTTCGACCGGCAATTACGCACTTAACTATCTTATCTCTGGGGACTTCCACAAAGGAATCCCCTTAGGTAAGGTAACGGTGTTTGCTGGCGAATCCGGTGCAGGTAAATCTTATTTTGCAAGTGGTAACATTGTGAAAGCGGCACAAGATCAAGGCATCTTTGTAGTCCTAGTTGACTCAGAGAACGCACTTGATGAAAAGTGGCTTAAAGCACTAGGTGTTGACACAGCAGAAGATAAACTTCTACGTTTGTCGATGAGTATGATCGACGATGTAGCAAAAACTATTAGTGAGTTTATGAAGGATTACAGAACAGATTATGATACTGTAGATCCTGCAGACAGACCTAAGGTACTGTTTGTGATTGACTCGCTTGGTATGTTGTTAACTCCAACAGATGTTGATCAGTTTGGTAAGGGTGATTTGAAAGGTGACATGGGTCGTAAGCCTAAGGCACTGACAGCACTTGTACGTAACTGTGTGAACATGTTTGGTAGTTACAATGTAGGTATGGTATGTACTAACCACACATACGCTTCACAGGATATGTTTGATCCGGATGATAAAATTTCCGGCGGACAGGGTTTTGTGTACGCTTCATCAATTGTAGTAGCAATGAAAAAATTGAAACTAAAAGAAGATGAAGATGGTAAAAAGGTAACAGATGTGCGTGGTATCAGAGCCGCTTGTAAGGTTATGAAAACACGTTACGCTAAACCTTTTGAAGGCGTACAGGTTAAGATTCCATACGAAACTGGTATGGATCCTTACAGTGGTTTAGTAGACTTGTTTGAAAAACAAGGAATTCTAAAACAACAAGGTAACAGACTTAAATTTGTCAACAGTCGTAATGAAGAAATCCTAGAATATCGTAAAGATTGGACAGGTGAAAAATTAGAAATCATTATGGAGGACTTTTCCAAGATTAGGCATAAGTACGAAGAGGCAGAAACGCCCGTAGAGGATGAATCTGCTAGTACAACTAACGAGGAAAAATCAAGTGACGGAGATGAGTGAAGACCAACTAATTGACCTTTGGGATATCTTTAGTGAGTATGTCCCAAAGGCTAACAAAGAACAACTAGCAATGCAGTTTGTTAAATGGTGCCAAGATAACGGCGTCGATGAAGATACACTTTATGCTGTTGGAAGTGAGGACCCGTATCTACAAGAAGCGGTAGAAGACATTCAAGGTAAAAAAGGATATAATTCTGACGATGACGAATGGGAAGAAGATTATTCCAGCGATGACGAAGATTGGGACTAAATGATTAATTGGTATTCTAGAGTTACTCAAGATATTGCTAACATTCCAGATGCAATCGTATGGTACGAAAATGAACTGGAAGAAGCACGTAAGCAAACTAGATTGTTTGGAAATCTAGAAAAATCCGCGGCATCTTTACCGGGTGTTGTCGAAGAACGCTTTGGACAGTTGCAAGAAATTGAGGCAATTCTAGAATACCTTAATATCGAATTACGAAGAACTAGAAGCAAGTTCTTCAAACAATATCTAGAAAACTATCAACGAGCATTATCCAGCCGTGACGTAGAAAAATACGTCGACGGTGAGGCAGACGTTGTTGACTTTGAAAAAATTATCAACGAGTTTGCACTGCTACGTAACAAATGGTTAGGTGTCATGAAAGGCTTAGATCAAAAGCAATGGCAAATAACTAATATTACTAAGTTACGTGTAGCAGGAATGGAAGATGCGTCAATATAACATACTACTTCTTAACAATACGGAAAATTATCACAGTGGTTGTAAGACTGTAATTGATTTCTATAGAAATTATTTTGCTAATCATAAGTTAGTTATTGCGGATAATTTAGATTTAGATGTAAAGGATTATGATTTAGTTGTTGCCAATGGTGAAGGCACAATGCATCATAATAGTGAAAAAGCAAACAAGATTTTAGACTTGTTGCTACAAGCAAAAAAATCCATGCTAGTTAACACAGTATGGCAGAATAACGACAAAGAACTAGCAGAAAAACTATTAAACATAAGTTATATTAGTGTTAGAGAAATTAAATCAAAGTATGAAATTTATCAACAAACAGGGTTATCTGTTGATGTTCATTTAGACTATAGTTGGTTTGTTCCCGTTGGATTTACTGTAAAAGAATATAAAAATCTAGTAGCAGGTAATAAAATGAATGTGCCTAATGTTAAACCAAAAAAGCCTAAAATTAAAGATATAGGTGAAGATGGGTACATTGACATATTCACACAATCGTGGAATGATATTGTTTCACAACTAAAAAATTCAAAGTTGCTTGTTACAGGTCGTCATCATGAAATGTATGCCGCATGTAAAGCAGGATGTCCTTTTATTGTAATAGAAGGTAACACACATAAAAATCAAGGACTTTTTGAAACTGCTGATGTAAACATACCTGTTTTACCCTTTGGTTGTTCAAAAGAAGAAATAATTAATGCAGTAAATAATATTGATCAATATCAATCTGAATATAAAAAATTATTCAAGTATATGGCCGGACAAAGATCCCCGGAACTATTAAAGTATGTTGGAATGGTTTAAAAATAAAGATGTTGCTATAATAGGCGGTGCAGAATCATTGTTTGATCAAGGATATGGTAAAACAATTGATCAGCACGAAGTTATAGTAAGAATAAATCGAAGCGTAATTATAAAAGATCAAGAACACCAAGGAAGCAGGACTGATTATTGGGCAATTGGTCATCATAAAACTGTTGAAGATCTTTTTGATAAAATATCTTGTAAAAATTTTCATTTGAGTCATAAAAGACCTAAAACTCCACATCCTAAAATAGATTTTTATTTGCCTATGGATCTCCTTAATAATTTACGATTAAATTTAGGACATGAAAAACCAAGCAGTGGACTAATGGTATTAGATTATATAAACAACTGTAACCCAAAGTCTATTACTATATACGGGTTTGATTGGCGAGAAACTCCTACTTGGTATTATACAGATACTGACTATCAACCCCACGATTGGAATTTAGAAAAGAAATATATAATAACTAATTTTAAACATATAAAGGTTTGCAATTGATGGAAACACCAAAAAAATTCAGAATGAAAATTACGTACCCCGATGGTACAACCATAAATGCTAGAAAAGATTTTAAAGTTTGGACTGATTATGTTAACATTACTGATCTAAACTTTAAAGGAAAGCGTGTTCTTGACGTAGCAACTGACGAAGGCTGGTGGGCATTTTGGGCAGAAATGAACGGAGCAGATTATGTAGAAGCAAGTGATGTTGAACGTGGTGAAGATTATGATTGGGGTGCTGAAAAAGATTGGGAATGGATTAATACATTAAATGCTAACCGCGGTGGTAAAAAAGTTTTTGATTATCATTATAAAAATCTAAACAGCAAAATTGTATACAAAAAAGAAAGTATATATCAAGCAAACGGAGAGTTTGATATTATATTTGCACACGGATTAATGTATCATTTAAGACATCCGCTACTTGCTATTGATAATATGAGAAAATGTTGCAAAGGATTTTTTATATTCGAAACATTTGTTGACGCATATAATCCAGATCAAGAAGTAGCAGAAACTAAATTTTATAGGACAAAAGAATTAGGACCTATATCAAATTGGACCGGAGCAACTTCTGCTTGTTATAATAGTTGGTTAAAAGATGCTGGGTTTACAGATGTTTATTATACAGATAGAGGTGATCCTCTTGGACCTCCTAGACAAATATTCATTGGTGTAGTAGATCCTCAATACAATGAACGTTTTAAGTCTTGTCCTAATTTACATTACTGTGATGAAGATTATTGGCAACGTGTGTTTAATAAAACCAAGTTTGCCAGATAAATTTATTCCTAAAATATACGCACATAAATATCAATATGAAAACAATCGTATTGGTAACAGGTGGCTTTGATCCACTACACTCAGGACATATTGCCTATTTTGAAGCCGCGGCAAAACTCGGTGATGAACTAATAGTAGGACTTAATTCGGATGCTTGGTTAACACGTAAAAAAGGTAAACCATTCATGCCATTCAAAGAACGTGTTGCAATCATCACAAGTTTACGTATGGTAAGTGGTGCTATTGATTTTGATGATTCGGACGATGGAGCCGGAGGTGCAATATTCAAGTGCAAAGAAATTTTTGGTAATGACTGTAAAATTATATTTGCTAACGGTGGTGATCGTAGTGTTAAAAATATTCCAGAACTGGTAATGTATGGTGATGATCCTCAAGTAGAATTTAAATTTGGGGTAGGTGGCGATGATAAAAAGAATTCAAGCAGTTGGATATTAGATGAATTTAAAAACACTAA